CTCCAGGCGGGTCAGGAGCTTCTTCGCCCGGGAACGGCAGGCGGCGGCTTTTTGCTCAGCCTCCAGTTCCTGGACGCGTTTCTGCAACTCGGCCACCTGGGCCTTGAGCTGCCGGTTTTCCTTTTCCAGGTCGGAAACACGGGCCGGGTCGGTCTCTTGCTGCGCCGGTTTTTTCTTGGCCGCGTCTGATTCAGTCTTGGCGGCCGGGTCATCGTTGGGTTTGTTTTTGTCTTCCATCGTGGAATCTCCTTCGGGTTGGGATTGGTCGGGTTGGTTCTGAATCGATGCCACCTGCAGAATTCGGGCGTTCTCGTCCGCACCCTTGCGGTCGAGCAGGCCCAGTCCGGTGAAAGTGACGCCCTGCAGAATTTCGAAGACTGGTTGGCCGTTGAAATCACGCCCCTTGAACTTGCGCAGGTGCGTGCAGTAGTCGGCCTTGTTTTGGAAGCGCTTGTGGCAGACCGAGCATTCGCCTTCCTGGTAGTCACATTCCATGGAAACCTGGGAGATGATCCCGCGCTTCATCAGTTTGTAGGCGAGTCGAGCCGCCGGGGTGTCGTGGACATACAGCTCCCCGACGCATTCCACCCGGCCGCCGTTGTCGTCTTCCAGATAATCGGCGGCGACGACGCCACCGACGATATCGTTGAACTCCTGCGAGTGCTGCAGATCGACCTTCTTGTTCACGGCTGTCATGTGCCGTCCGGAGAGTTCCTCGGCGGTGAAGTGGTCGCCGTTTTTGTTGGTGCCGGTGCGGCAGAGCACGAAACTGAACTGGGGATCGCCCGGTGCCCCGACATCCATGGCCTCGGCGCTCAAGCGTTCCGCCTCGCCCAAGCGAATGTCCACGGGAATACTGGTGTGGAAGTTCGCGGCAGCGGCCAGCGGCACCGGTTTCATCTCTTGCTCCGCTTTGGCTGTTGAGCCGGGGATGCAGACGAACAGCCGTTCCTTGGCGTTCGAGGCATCTCCGTGCCGGGAGGTGATAGCGTAATGGTGATCTTTCGATTTCATCTGGCTTTGCTTGCCGAATGAACCGATGATTTTCTTCATCTCCTGCTCATTCGGATAAGCGTGATCGCGGTAGGAGATCAGCCAGTGTCGGATGTGCTTGGCGTTGCCGAGAAAGGTCTGAAAAAACTCGCTGGCATTACCCTTGGTGACCGTCTTGTGGTCGGTCTCGTAATACTTGACCTTGGTGTCGGCCTTGATCTCGAGGCCGTCCCAATAGGTCATGAGCCCCTCCACGAAGTGGTAGGCTCGCTCGTAATTGGTGGTGGAAAATTCGGTGGCGTAGGGCGGGTCGAAATAGGCCAGATCCGCCTTGGCTTTCGGCAGCAGGTCGTTGATGTCGTGACGGTGAGCCTTGTTCTCCTTGCCGTTATCAAAGACCAGGGCGTTGATGCGTTGCAGGTTTTTGCGCAGACGCTCTTTGAATTCCTCGGGTGTGTCCTTGCGTCGACCGTAATCGGTCGAGGATGAAAAATGCCCGAAACCACCTTTGCCGCTCATGCAGGTCTTGCCCAGGCCAAACAGGGCGATGTCCTTTTTGATGCCGGAGAGTTTGTCGCAGTTGGCGCGGATCGTATCGATCAGCGCATGGACGCCCTTGGCAAAAAAGATCCCCTTGAAATTGTCCTGAACGAAGCTGCCAGCCTTGGCGTTGTCGGCCATGAGCGCTTCAATTTCGTCCTCGCTCAGGCGAACCGAGTTGTTCTCGATGATCGCCCTGGCGGCGTGGTGGCAGTAGCGCAGCCGGTCGTTGGCGATGACCTGGAGGCCCTTGGTCTTGTACATGTAGGCCACGACCGCAGACCCCGAGAAGGCGTCGAGCACGGTGCCAACGCCCTCGGGTGTATGCTTCCAGATCCAGTCGACGAGTTTCTGCTTACTACCGATGTAGTTGGTGATGTACTTGGGGCGCTTCTCGGGAGGAAGCTCTTCAGGAGCTGGCTGTTCGGCGGCCTCCGTCCCGAGTTCGTCAGGATCGCAGGTCAGCGCCGCATCGGCCTCCAGTAGAAACGCCAGCCTTTCCAGGTCTGTGGCGAACAGTTCCATCAACGTCTCCGGTTGGTTTGCTGGGCTCTCCGCGATCTGCGGGGAGCGTTCAGCGGTTACTTACCGGAAGCGTTGGCGATGTGTCGGAGGGTGACGGTGAATTTCAGCGGGCGGGGTTCAGCCGGGCCAGAAAGGCTTTGCCGCAGGCGTCGATGGAGGGATATTCGTCGGTCTCGGTGATCTCGGAAAAGACCCCGTCATAGGGAGAACGGGACAGCCGGTGGTATTCGAGAAAATCCGCCGGAAGCGAAGTGGCCACGGCCTCGACCAGACGGTTCACCACCCAGGCGGCCTCGTCCTTGCAGTCGGCAAGCCCGTGCGGCCCCCGGTCGAGGTAGTACATCTCCACATCCAGGCCGGGACCCGGCCCCTGAACCCAGACGCCAACGGGCACATATTCTGGAACGGAGGCTCGCCGGTCGACCAATATCGAGTCGATCATGTAGCGCAGCTTCATGACCAATCCTCCGCAATTCTGAGATGCTCGGCCAGAAGCTGGTCGTCGATCCGGCGGAATCTCTCGGCGTTTTTCTGCCGGTAGGCGATCCAGCGTTGCCAGTCCGCCGCGAGTTCGGGTTCGGAAATGGGCTCGATCATTTCTACATGGTGAACCCTGCCGAGGTCGTCGGTCATATCGACCATCAGCCAAGCTTCGATCTCCTTGCCGTCATGTTCGGCCGTCAGTGTGTCTTCGACCCGGACATCGACCACCTTGATGGTGTGGGCGTGCTGAAAGCCCTCGTCGTAGCCCAGCGCCTTCCACAACAGCCAGAAATCGGTGCGCAGATGGTTGCCAGCGGCATCGAAATGGGGGCCGATCCGAGTGACGGTGAAGCTGCCCACCAGGGTATCCAGAAAGAGATCCCCGGACTCTCTGACGGTCATGCGGCTCCCCCGACTGTTGAACCAGTGCAGCGCTTCCTGCAGCCGCCTTTTCTCCTGTTCGATAAAGTCCTTCATGGTCATTGTTTGCGTTTGCTCCAGCTTTGCGGGGTATAGACGATGTCCTCCACCTTGCGCCCGTCAGATAGTTTCTTGATGCCGCGCCGGGTGAAAGTCTGGATGATCTCCCGGCGTTCGTTGTCGCTGCGGGCCACGATGAACTCGATGTTGTCCAGCAGCGTAACCGAGTATTTGAAGATGGTCTCGTTGCCATGGCGTTGCGAGAACCGCTTCCAGTCGTCGACGCCGGTCCCCCGGTTGCGCTGCACGTAGTCGTCGATCACCTTGCCGTAGGCATCATGGTCGTAGCTGATGGCGTCCATGCGCCGCAGCATCTGTTTCTTGAAATAGAGCGCCGGTGATGCATCGCTGGCCGGTTGCTTCTTAATCCGGGTGAAGAAATAGCTCGCGCCGCCGGTCTGCATGTCGGCCACCGGGGACATCCCGCCTGGAGCCACGCCCATGCGCATCTTCTCGACCGTGCTGACCATGGCTCCATTATTCTCCATGATCGAATCGATGAAGCCGGACATGCTCTCGCCGTTGGTCAGGTCATGAACCAGAGAGTAGCCCTTCATCTGTTTTTCCAGGTCCTCCTCGGTGATGTCGAACCGGAACTGGTGCCGGTACCCGCCCTTGGCGTCGCGGTCCAGGAAACCTTCCTGGTATTCGCCCAGCGGGTTGTATCCGGAAAGCTGGGTTATGTCCTGGACGCCAAATTCCTTTTGCCAATAGCCGCGCAGAGCCTGGACCCGCTCGGGGGTGGTCGCGTTGCGGTCGTCGAGGGATTTCTGCAGCCGCTTGTAGTCGGCGCTCTTGTCGGTCTTGCGGATGTAGGCGAGCTTCTCCAGATACATCTGTTCGGCGTTTTCCGCCGTGGCCACCCGGGTATCGATCCCGAGCTGTTCGAGCTTTTCCAGCATCGCTTCAACCCGTCCGGGGGTGGTGTCGCCGTCCAAAATCATTTCCAGTTCGCCGCGCTGGGCGTAAAGGTTGGTGTCCGACCAGGGGCGATAGCGGACCCGGGTGCCGTCCTCAAAGGTCACGGTGTACTGATGCCCGTCCTGCATGCGGGAGTTGTGATTGAACAGGGTCCGGTTGTCGACGTCGTCGGCCTCGACGCTGATGGTGCCGGAACCGATCTTGCGCTTGGCGTGGGTCACCTTGCCGCGTTCCACCTTGAACGGCGGTTTCTCCTTGGGTTTCTGTGCATCAAGTTTTGGCAGGTACTGCTCGAAAACACCGTTGGTGGCCCGGTCCCAATCGACGGACTCCTCGATCTCCTTGACCCATTTCAGATAGTGGTCCGCCATCTCCTTGACCTTGGGATCGGCGCTTTTTTGCATGGCTTCCAGTTTCTTGCGCAGGCGCAGTGCCTTGTCGATCTTGGTCCGGTTGTACTTGCCGTCGCCCACGTGGAAATTGACGTTCTTGACGGCGTCCAGAACGGTCTCGAAGAAGCTGTCTTCGTTTAGCGGTTGCCCCTTTTCTCCGGCGGTGGTCTGCACGTACTTGCGCAGCAGCTCGTCGATGCGGCGGTCGGTGTCCGGCCGGATCTTCATCTTGATCGCAGTGCGCTTCTTCCCCTTGAAGGTCTCGGTGAAGATCAGCGCGTTCTGATCCTCCACGTCGCCGCTGTCGAAGGGCAATGTCTTGCCTTGCCAGCCGAGTTTGCGGGCCTCCTCGACTAGGGCTTCCTCGGCGGAGGAGAGCAGCTTTTTCTTGCCGGTGGCGGCGGTCAGTTTGTCGAAACGGAATCCATGCTCGCCCAGCACATCGGCGTAATAAGCCTCGAAGTCCCGCCGGAGATTGTGCTTTCGTTCCAGGGCCAGATCGTAAAAATGCCGCAGCCCGGCCGGGTCCTTGGCAAACCGTCCCTCGGCATAGGGCCGCAGCAGACCGAGATAATCCTCGTCGGCGATCTTTTCGACTTCGTGGATGTAGCGAAGCGTCGCGTTCGGATCGACCCGCACCTTCCCTTCCTTGGCCGCCCGGAATACCTTGTTGTAAAACGGCTCTTCCTCACCGCATACTCCGTTGGGGTGATAATCGAGCGAGAGTTTGTCCTGTCCCAGGAACTTGAAGGCCTGACCTTTGTCGATACCGTGGACGCGACCGTCTCGGGAACGGATGAACTGCTTGGAATGCCCGTCGTGGTTGGCGATCAGCCAGTCGACCACGTGCTCGCGCTGGATCTGTTCCAGTTCGATGGTGGTCAGATCCTGCGGCAGGATATTGCGAAAATCGAGGTCGTCCCGCAGATCGGTGCGCCATTTCTGGATGGAACCGGTGCGGCCGTTCAACTGGATGGTCCGGACCTCGATGGCATGGGTATCGATCAGACGGCCGATCTTGTAGGCGGCCTCCTCACCGAAGGCTATGAACTCATCGTCCTTGCGTCCATTGGGTTTGAACAGCCATTTGTCGCCGTTTTCGTCGGTCCAGAACTCCTTTTCGTGTGCGCCGCCGACAGCGGCCTTGCCGGATTTCTTGAATTTTGACGGCAGTCCCTTCTGCTGCCATGCGGTATCGACGGTAGCGAACTCCACACCTTTCTTGCCGATCTTGGCCTCGGGCGGCTTGACCGGGCTCGGCTGTGGAGCTGGTTTCGGCGACTCCTTCTTCGGTGTGGCGGGCTTGGCCGGAGCGGCCTTTTTCTTGCCACCATGTTTTTCTGCCCAGGTGGCGTGCTTGGCGTCGATGCTCTCCTGAACCGCCTTGATTTTCGCGGGATCGGTTTCGGTAAAGAGCGTGGTCAGCTCATCCTTATTGGCCCATTGCCAATGCTGGACCTTGGTCTCCTTAGCGAGTGTCTTAAGCTCGGCCGATTTCAGCTTGCCGATCTGTTCCTGGAAGAGCTGTTTCTTAAGGGCGATTTCCTTGCTGTGGGCCGCGAGCATCTCCTGAGGCAGATCGGTCCCGCCGGAAACAGTCTTTTCCGCCTTGGTAATCGCGTCGAGAAAATCCTTGTAGCCGGTCGGCGAGTCGGGAACGACCACTGCCTTGGCGGCGTCTTCGAGGGACGTTTTCTGTTTCTGGATCAGCTTCTGCTTGGCCTCGTCGACCGCTTTTTGCTTGACCGACTCGGCCATGTCGGTACCGGCCTTCTTCTGCAGCGCCTCGACGAGCTGCTGCTTGTTCTTGAGAATGCCGATACCGTGCTTCTGTTTGGCCGCCGCGAGCTCCTTGCCCATCAGGCCGCTGTGGTCCACGCCGGGCTCCAGCTTGTCGAGCAGCTCGATGGTCTCCTTCTTGGTCATGTTGAGGGAGATGTCGTTTTCCTTCGCCATCTCCTTGAGCTGCTGGGCGGTCATGCCTTCCAGGCCCTCGGGAGGCGGAATCTTCGCCATCTGCGCGGCGAGCATCTTCGCCTGTTTGAGTTCCGCTTGCTTCAGTCCAAGCAGTTCGATCAGTTCGTCCTTGGTCCGCAGCAGACCGACCTTGTGTTCCTTGAGCTTGGCGCTGAGCGCCGCTCCGGCCAGGTCGCCGTGATCGATGCCCGGTTCGGCCAGGTCGAGCAGCTTGATGAAATCGGCCTTGGTCCGGGCGATGGCCACACCGTTCTGTTTCGCCATGGTCTGGAGCTGTTTGACCGTCAGTGAGCCGAGGTCGGCGATGTCGCCGTTTTCGAAGGCGCTCTTCAGCTTGGCGTTCTCCTTGGCCTGGGTGTCGGCCATACCTTCCAGCACGTGGGGCGGAAGGATGCAGGCATCCCCCTGCGATGCCTGGGCGGAGGCCTTGGTGGCCATCTCGCTACCGCAAACAGTCATCGGCCAAGCCACGACGTTGGTACAGCGGCAGTGCGGATGCGCGGGTTGCTGAGGGAACTTGTCGATAGGAAAGGTCTTGCCGTCCAGCCCGCCGCAGACCGGGCACATGCGCTCGTCTTCCATGGCCAGCCACTCCAGCTTCTGGATGCCGACCCGCTCGTGAAACTTGAGCCTGCCCATATTGTGGGCGCGGAGGACCTCGGTGCGGGCGATCATCTCCATCCGGTACTGGGCCTTGCTGAACACCCGGCTTCCGGCCTGGCGAAAGGAATCCTTGTCGACGATCACCTTGCCCATGTCCCGGACGATGTCGTCGGCTCCCTTGCCCGTGGCGATGCCGTTCAGGATGGTGCGCTTGATGCCGCCTGCGAGTTCGCGGTGAACGTCACCAGCGAGCGTGAGGTTGTACTGAGCCATAAAATCGAGGGCGTTGGTGTCGACGATGGTAAAAACCTTGGTGGCCAGCTTGTCGATGCCATCTGGCGTGAGGTCGGTGTAGAACGGCAGCGCCGCGTCGGCGAGTTCCCCGATGCCCTGATTGATACCAAGCCGGAAGGATTCCTTGGTGCTTTTGCGATAAACCAGGGTCTGCTCCCGTTTGAGCCGCTTCATGGTATCGTCGAGTTCAAGCTGAAGCTTTTCCAGACCCTTGAGCGCGGCGAGTTTGTTGTCCGGCAGCGAGCCGAGGGAACGGTACTGGAGAATGGCGCGGGCGACCTCGTCTTCGGCCTGTTTCAGTGCCTGGGTGAGCTGGGCCGTGACCTGATCGTTGTAGCGGTTGCGTGCCGTCAGGCTCTTCAGGGTGGCTGCCTGGATGCGCTGCTTCAGGTCCGATGGCATCAGTGGGACTCCCGGCGGTCGATGAAGCGACAGGCCGGGGCGTCGAAGGTGCGCTCGCTGTTGTGGACCCGGCAGTGGTTGGTGGCAGCGATGAAATGACTGCACTCGTCACACATGGCCGCGTCGCCGGTGGATTCCAGATCTCCTGACCAGACCATCGCGGCCTCGGCCGAGGGCTCGTTGTCCTCGGCCGGAATGCCGAGCATCTTTCTGGCGCGAGGCACACTCAGGATGCCCGAGACAACCATGTCCACCAAGGGCTTCACCTGCTTTTCGTCCATCAGGTCGATCTTCTTACTCTCGGTTTCGCGATTGGCTGCCTCGATGTCCGGGTCCAGATCCATCTTGAGCTGGAGGCTGGAACGGCTGATGAGCTTGCGGTCGTAGAGTTCGATGAGGAGTTTCTTGAAATCGACGGCGTCACTGGGGTCGAGGTCGTTGAAGATGAATTGGAGAGTTTTGTCGCCCTGGTCGCGCAGCTCCATCCAGTCGTCAAACACCCAGTTGAGGAGCTGGCGTGCGGCCTGCTTGATCTCGCGGATCATGACCATCATCTTCTGCATGCTCACCGAGGCGGTGGCGAAATTGGGGCCGTCACCGGTCACCAGTGAGCGCGACAACCCCAGGGCTACCACGATGTCTTCCTTCACTTCCTTGACCTTGTCCTCGACGTTGAGGACCTGGCCGTCGGTGCCGTGAGTTTCAACATTGACGTAGAACGGCACGACCAGCCCACTTTTCATGTCCATCTTGTTGACCATGTCGCGGACCTGCTCAAGCATCCTTTGGTCGGGCATGACCATCTTCTGGCCGAACGCGCCGCCCACCTTCAGCAGGCGAAACGGCGTGGCCCAGCGCTTGGCGATGGCCTGTTCGGCCCGGCGATAGTCGCGCAGCAGTTCGATGGACTGAAACGCGGGAAGCACCAGGGAATTGCCACGGGGTGAGAAGGCCGGAGCGTCCCACTTGAGATGCACCACCTGCTCGACGGGCAATGAAATGGATTCGCTACCGCCGGAGGTATCCTCGGGATATTGACGAGCCTCGATCAGATCGCCTTGGGCGTATTTCACCTTGACCGAGACCGGATTGACGCAGACCAGCTCTTCGATGTCTTGGCCGGACTGGGTGTAGCGCTTAAAGCCGATGGCATCGCCTTTCACCAGGAGCTGAAGAATCATGTCCTTAATGAACTGCGAGACATTCAGTCGCCAGGCCGCTTCCAGGGCCTGATCCTTGAGGGAATCGTCATCACTGGAGATCTTAATCTCGTCGCCCACTGCGAAGGTGCGCCAGGAGTTGACGCAGTTCTTCACCAGCGGCTCTTCGACGTAATATTCCCAGGCCTTGCGGGCGCGTTCTTCCCAGGTGGCCGGGATCGCCTCGGTAGCGTTTACCTTGCTGAAGGCCGCCGAGTCCAAGGCAGCCGCTGCGGCCATGGGAGCGATGATAAACCCGGTAGTGTCCAAGCTTTCTGGTTGTTCGTCCTGATGGGCGGTGCTTTCCACGTAGTCCTCTCGGTTGTTTGGGCCATGACAGCCACACATCCGGCCCGTGTGGGCCGAACCCGGCTTAATGCCGGTTACTTACCGGAGCGGGGTGGAAAGCGTCGGAGGATGCCTCCAGACGAAGTTTTGCCACTTCCTCACAACTGATAATGATTTGTCTGGTTCAGATAAAAATCGGGTTGGTGAGCACCGGCTTGAGCGAGACAACCTCTTCGCCGACCGGATCGAGGTTGCCTTCCTCCCGGATCAGCATGGCGCAGCGCACGGCGTCGATGATGTGGTCGTTGCCCTTAGAATAGATGATCTTGCCGTCCCGCAGGGTGTAAGTGTGGGTGGTGAACTGGTCTTCCACCTCCAGGTCGTCCAAGGGGAAGATGAATTGCTTGCGCTGTAGAGCTCCGTTAATAAGACTGGTCATCAACTCTTTGGTCCGTTTCTTGATTTCCTTTCCATCGCGCACCGCAAGTCTGGTCATCCCGCCGAAGTCGTATCCCTTGAGTCTGCCTTCCAGCTCCAGCACTTTGTATTTGTCCAGAGTGAGCAGCTCCTGCACCACTGCCAGACCGTTGCCGCCATTATCCACGCCGATGCCCGCTGGGGTGTAGTAGCGCTCCAGCAGCGCGATGATCTGGGCGATATGCGGATAGGAAACGTGCTCCAGGTGGAGGCGCAGAATCATCTTCAGTAGGCTGCGTTCGCCAACTTCCATCTCCTGAAAGACGATGATCTCGGTGGGGTCGTTGGTGTATCCCAGGTCGCCGCCAATCCAAAACTGGCCGCTGCGAGGCGTGAGGTTGAGCAGCATCTCCATCCGGTCGTGGGCCGCTTCCTCTGTGTCGCAATCGCGCAGCTCGGAATCGGTGATGACGATCTTCTGATACTCCAGCAAATCCTGCCGACAGAGGTTGAACTGCTCGACATTGAAGGCCCCATAGGAGGGCTTGCCGTGTTCACCGGCCACCTCGTGCTGCCAGCCGGAACTGTCCCGGCCGCCATAGAATTCCAGCAGTTCAGACTCGCGGTCCTCGGTCCAGAGCGGATTGAGCCAGGACGGCCATCGGAACACATGGAACTGGTCTGACGATGTGAGCCGGTAATAGGTGGTGTCGCGCAGGCCGTTAGGAGTCGAGTAGATGCGCAGCGTCCCCCCGGCCTTGAGGCATTGCCGCAACGCCTTCCAGGCCCGCTCGGTCAGCCACGCGCCCTCATCGACCCAGACACGTCCCACATGCAGGGAGCGAAACGCATCGCCATAGGCCCCGGCCGGGCGGAAATACAGTACAGAACCATTGGTGAACTCCAGGCGGAAGTAGGGTTTGCGATGGATCTTGGGCTTTCCGTACTTGGTCAGGGCGACGCTGTTCATTAGATCCGGATTGGTGTCGAGCTGGTACTCGATCTCCTCGATGATGCTGTCGAGGTGACCTTGGTGCGGTGCCGCTATCAGGCCCTGGCCACCCCGGGTGGTGAAGGCGTAATGGAGCGCGTCGGTCGAGAGCACGATGGATTTGCCCACGTCCCGGCCGTCGAGGTGGATGATGTTCTTGGCCAGGCAGCGCAGATCCTCCTCCTGGTGCGGCCAGTAGTCGCGGTCTGAGCCATCCCGGTTGTAGAGGTAGGCTTGCCCCCACAACACGGGATCGCTCAGGGTTGCCGCGAGTTTGCGCTCCTTGTCGGTTACCGCCATCAGTGCATTCCCGTCCTCAAGGCGTTGCCGAGGATGGTGCCCACCAGATCCGTCAGAATCTGCTGTACGGCCAGGGTGTTCTTTCGGTCGTGGACAGCTTCCTGAATGTCGATGATGGCCTGGTTCAGTTCCGCCCAGACTCGGTACTGCTGCTGAGCCGCTTCCAGACGGCCGAGGGCGTTCTCGATCCGTCCCGCCGCAAGTTCGGTGCCGATTTCGACTAGAGCTTCACCGGCCTGGCGAACGGCATCGCTGTTCTCCTGCAGGATCTCTTTCATTGGCCTGCCTCCTGGTTCGTGCCGTTGGCCCACTGGTCAAGGGCGTCCACGGCGGTCTGCAGGCGCAGGCCAACACCGGTCAGGCGCTCAGCGTTCGGGTGGCCGACCTCGCGCAGCGCCTTGTTGGCCTCGGTCACATACTCGGGTGTGTGGCGGTTGACGGTGGCCACCGCCGACTGGATCTGGGCCGGAGGCCGGTAGGTGGCGCAGCCGGTCATGATCCCGGCCAGGACCAGCGGGATGGTCCATTCGAGGGTCTTCTTCAACATGTTGATCTCCTTTGGGTTATGGGTTTGGGGTACATGCAGAAAGATCTCTGCAAACACTTGATTTCCAACGAAATAGAAGCGTCATTGGATGTGACGCGGGATGGTCCCGCATCCACGAAAACCGGAACCGGAGGCAGGCCATGACCTACGACAGAAACCGCCAGCAGGCACTCAAGGCGTACCGAGAAAAACAGGAGAGCATCG